CCCAAGTCCACAAACTTCCAATATCCATCCGCCTCCAAGACAACGGTGAACGCATCATCCGTCAACTCCAGTGGCCTCACGTTGATGCTGGATGCCAGTTGATTGCTGGCAATGGCTTTGGCTTGCCTTAGTCGCTGAATCGCTTCGTTTTTGACGTTTTCGAGCCACTCCTTGACCATTTCGTAGCCTGGAGGCAAAACTCCCTCAGGCGGCAATAGCGTTGCTCCTATGGCCTCAATTTGCGCTTGCTGCACTGGCTTCATCTTGCCGGGTGTTCCGGCGAAAACATCGAACTGCATAGGCTAAAATATACCTTGCGCGGAAAAGTGCATTTTTTACTTCCGCTTGGCCCTCATCGCCTCTTCCGCCATGATGTCCTGAAGCATCTGCGTGTAGTTGAGGAACTCCCGCGCCTTCATGCGGAAGATCTGGTCGAATTTGAGGACGTCGTGGTTGCTCATCCTCCAGACGACCATCAGCCAGCCGTATTGGGCGAGGATGTTGGTGGCTGGTCCGTCGTCATCGTTTCTAACAAAGAGCCGAGGGTAGCTTGAAAGAAGCGCTCGCCAGTGGTCAAAAAAAAAGCGGCAGCACCCCAAACGTCACCGATTGTGGCCTCTTCCAGGAACAAGTCCGCACGCTCCTGATGCTTGCTGCCATCGTACTCCTTGCGCCAATGCGTCACCCATCCACCCTCCCGGCATAGCGTCGCCATGATCTTGTGAAGGTTCTGCACAATGCTGGGTTCATCGGTAGCGCCAATGGACATCAAGTCAATCAGCTGCCCCGCTGTCAGCTCATCGGTGAAGATGGTAGGATACCACCACTTGCCACCACAGCGGAAGCGCCGGTGCCACTTCATGTCTGGCAGCTTTGTCCACGCATCGTTGATGGCTCGGTACTTGGCAGCCAGTGTCAGCACTGTCATCTGCCTGGCTTCATCTATCGGGATGTCATCAACGATCGCAACCACGCCGAGCTGCTTGTCGGTGTCGCTGAGCACATCCTCCATCATGATGGCGTAAATCCGCTGGAATTGGCTGATGGTCAAATTGGTCAGTGGTGTGTTCATAGTTGTTGTGCTGTTTTCAGTGCCTCCGCAATCGTCACGTCCATGTCCATGTAGCGATACGTCCCAAGCCTCCCCGCAAACGTCACCGATGGTAGCTGCTCCGCCATTGCAATGTACTGGTCAAGCACCGCCTGATCTTCAGCTAATCTGACCGGGTAGTAGGGGATGTCACCCCTGCGCCACTCGTGGCTGTACTCAAACGTGACGATGCTGTTGTCGTGATTCTCCCACGGCGTGAAGTGCTTATGCTCCACACTCCGCGTCCATCGCGTGTCGTACTCGGGGTAGTTGACTGTGTGGCAGCCTTGCATGTCGCCCTCGCCAAGCTCATGGCGGAAGGTCAGCGTGCGATACGCCAACTCCCCAAGTTCATAGTCGAAGAAGCTGTCAATCGTTCCAGTCCAAACGATATGATCGTACTGCCTCAGCCTGTCGAATGGTGTGGATAGATGCAGGTCGATATTAGGGTGGTCAAGGATGCGCTCTACCATCGCCGTGTAGCCGTCTTCGGGGATGCCTTGGTACTTGTGAGTGAAGTAGTTGTCATCGTGACTTATACGCACTGGCAGGCGCTTAAAAACGGAAACAGGCAGCGTGCGCGGATCACGCCCCCACTGCTTCTGCGTGTACCCCTTGAAGAACATGTTGTAAAGCGTCGTGCCGATTGCTGCCTCCGCTGCTTCCTCGAAGTTCTGCGGATCAATGTCGCGCCGCTCGGTGTCGATTAGTCGCTTGGCCTCGCTCGGTGTCAGCGCGTGATCCCAGACTTGGCACATCGTCATCAGGTTCACCGGGAATGAATAGTGCTTGTCCTGCACCCTCGCGATGACCTTGAGCCTGACGTCGCGCATCGTAGTAAAGCGGTTAACGTACTGCCAGACTGTCTCGTTGTCCGTGTGGAAGATATGCGGGCCGTAGGCGTGAACCATGATGCCATGCCGCCGCTCTGTGTGGCAGTTGCCAGCGACGTGGCTGCGCTCGTCGTAGATGGTCACGCGGTGACCACGCTCGGCAAGTTCGCGAGCGATGACGCTGCCTGTCAGTCCTGCACCTGCGATGCCGTAATGCTTCATAGATGCATCAGCCGCTCTTGATGTTGCTCAGGGATCTGCTCCAAGGCGCCGCTGCCATTCCAACCACGCTGCATTAAGTCACGGACCGCGTTGGCCTCATGGATGTGGTGATGCCAACCCAAGCCGCCCTCATCGACTAAGTTCCACTTGGTGTTGCGCCAAATGTGCCGCTCAAGCATCAGGTCGTAGTCCATGCGGTGGAGATGATACATGAATAAGTTCCAGTCGTACATGCGCGAGTATTGGCAGTGGTGGAATCCTGCTCCGTATGTCAAAGGGATCTTAGTGATCAACGGCTTGTCCATGTGCGTCTCCCGGTACCACAGTGGCCGCTGCTTGACAATCGGAATCGTCAAATCCAGCTTAGGCTGCTCATCCATGACGTGGATGGCCTCATAGCCTACGACGTTGGTGAACTGGCTGTCACTCTTGCGGAAGGCCTCCAGCACTTCAATCAGCTCTGCGTGTGGTGCGTAGACCATTTCGTCGGCCTCAGCGAAAAGGACTACCTCGTAGCGCTGCAATAGCTCAGCTTGCACGCGCTGCACCTGGTCAACAAGCCACTGATGGCGGAATGCCTCCGGGTTGTGAACAGGTATAACGGTCACACCGATGTTATCGGTGCTCCCATCCTGCGTGTCGTGGTCGATGACGTAGATGTCGTCATCGGCAAATGTCCGCCGGTAGTGCTTCAGCCAAATCGGTAGGTTGACCGGCTCATCTTTGACGATGGTAAATGCTGCAAATGGTTTCTTCATATTTTCACGATTAGCATGATGTCATCCCAGCGCCCGGTGTCTGCACTGGCGTTCCAACGCTCACAGGTTGACCCCTCCGGTGCAAAGCGCTCCAAGCCATTAAACCACGATGCGTCTTGGATGTCCTCAATCACCATCACCCCGCCAGGCTTCATCAGCGGAGCGTAGAGCCGCAAGAACTCGCACATCGAGACCAGTGTATGCGGCCCATCATCAACGGCGAAGTCAAGGCCATCCGGGAAAGCCTCACGGACCGCCTCCACGCTGTCGTTGGTGTAGGCATCAGCAAAGCGGAAGGTGCAGCGGTTGCTGTCAATCAACTGCTCAGCCTTGGGCTTGATGTTGTTGGCGATGTCCATGAACATGAACTTGGCCTTGGGTAGATACCGGCACCACAGCGCTGCGCTGCCACCATGCCAGACGCCGATCTCAAGCATGTTGATTGCCTGGTCCCTGAGTGGGTTGAGCAGCCGTGCGTATGTCTCCGTGTACTTGTGGTCGGTGCCTTTGTCCGTGCCACCTTGCCAATCCATGCCGTGCAGGTTCATGTCCTGCAGCATAGCAACGATTTCGGGATCTTCGTGTTTTACCATGTGATTACAAATAATTCGGGTGAAGGCCATCCTGGGCAGAGGTCCGCAACTTGCGCCTCGGCCTTGCCAATCCAGTGCTCCGCCTGCCAGCGGTGATCACGCTCCGGTGTTCCAAGCTTGGCGATGTGCGTAGCCCGAGCCCACCAGTAGTTGCCACCAAAGTATGGATAGCCGTGTGGGTTGTTGTGGTCAGCCATGTGTGGCCATTTCTCCTTGGTGATCCAATGCGGACCAGCGATGTCAACGCCTTCCAGCTTCTCGAGGGCATTCTGCCAAGCCACGACGCAGAAGAACGTCATCGACCGGCACCAGAGCTGGTTAATCAGCGATGCATCCGAGCCGCCCTTGGTGTGCGCGTATAGGTAGACAGCATCCGGCTCTTCCTGGCTCGCCTTGTACATCTCGTTGAGTGTCGCCTGCTCCCAAGCTGTCGTGCGCTCGACAACGACCTTGCAGCGATCCGCTGGCATGACCGTTGCCAGGAATGCCTTGACCTCCTTACGGTTTGCTGGCTGCCCGACGATGCCAATCCGTATCTCCTCGATTGCGTTGGCAAGTCCGTAGTTACTGACCGCCATCAGGTGTTGGTTGACCAGCATCTGCCATCGTCCATCGGCAAAGATGTGGTAGTAGTGGATTATTCTCATGTTGTGCGGCTAAATTACGACATATCGACCACTGTTGTGCACCCCGAGCTTCATCAGGGCAACGTAGCGGATCGCGTCAATGGCGTGGTTGTACCGGTCAATCGGCACTCCCAACGACGCGCCAGTCCTGTCCGTGTCCCAAGTGTAGTTGCGTAGTTCCTTGATCAGGTTCGTCGATTCTCTGGTGACGAGCAGCGGCTGGCGTTTCAGGATGTCGATGCTGTTCCTGATGCTGTCTGCGCCCTTCGTCGCCGGGTGGATGTTGAAGCCAAGCCTATGCACCTCTTCGATGCTCTTGGGTTCGGCACTGTCAGCGATGATAGGCCATGACCTGTTGATGCCCAGCTTGCGTAGGTGTTCAGCAATGTCTTGATTGGTGAGGCCGTTTTGGTAGATCAATTCATGCATGAGGATAGCACTGCCACGCTTGTAGACGGCCACCACCGCCGTAGGGTCATTCGTGTATCCCCAGTCCAAGCCGATGGCGACCAGCTTGTCACCAGCAAAGTCGATGCCGTCGACCTGCTGCCAGTCGTCGAAGACAACGCCTTGCAGCGATCCGACTTCGCCCAAGCCGTAGACCTTCCACCAGTTCGCCCAGTAGTTCGATGTTGCCGCTTTGGCCTGTGCCGCTTCGATGTCGTCGCGGATGGTTGCAGGCAGTGCTTCGTTGTCCTTGTACGTCAGCACCAGCAGCTCGCTGTCAGGCTCATGCATGACTTCAGTATGCGCCCAAAACTCCGACACCGGGTTGAAGTCGATGTAGATGGCTTCGCTCGTTCGGATGGCCAGCTGATGGTACGCCTCAAACTCGATGTTGTTAGCCTCGTTGATGTATAGCACCTGCCGCCGTGCGCCGCGTAACTTAGCCTCTTGGTCTGCGCTGAAGAACTCAATCGTGCTGCCGTTGGCAAACGTGTATGTCAGCAGCGTCTTGTTCCAGCCTTCGTCACGCCAGCGGTTCGTCCACTGCATGACCTTGCCAAAGTCCTTCATCGCACCACGTCGCAGGTGCGGGATTGATTCAGATACGACGCTGATCTCGGTCTTGGCCTTGGCTGCTATGTTGATTAGCACGGCAAGGATGGCGATGGTTTTTCCGTTCCCCCACCAGTTGCCCAGTGGGGGTCAACATCCAGCAGATGTTCCGCCCTGAATCACCTTCTTCCGAGCGGCCACCTGCCGAATGCGTTTTATCGCGGTGGTGTGATGAAATGCCATTTGTAACCGAGGTGGGGTTCGGACCCACGTTTACAACTTCTGTTTACGGTCGGGGTGCGCACTCCCTAATTGTCGTTTTACCACTTAAACTACTTCGGTTTTTTCTAATATCATTTTGTTGACGTCAACGAAATGGTTTTGTGGCCATGGCAGGATTCGAACCTGCAATAAACCCCGCCATTGGGGTGTGTGTGCCTTTCCACCACATAGCCTTGTAGTCAGGACAGGATTCGAACCTGTAGCCAAGGTATCTCACCTATACGGGGCACGTTGTCCTACCGTGTGTTTACCAATTTCACCACCTGACTATTTACACAAATATACACTATTTCTCCCCAATTTCCCCCTTCAGCTTTTCAACGTAGACCGCCGCATCCATCAACTCCTCTTGCAAGTGCTGAATCCATTGGGTGAAGGTCAGGTCATCGCGTTCCATTGTCGTGCCGTACTTCCTCTTGCCCGCCTCGGCTCTTGTCCGAAATTGGTCAATAACTGACTCGACTATCTTATCGCTCATGATTGTCTTTTAGCGCGTTCACAATTGCGCAAAATAAAGCGTCTTTTTTTTGCTGAAATTCAGGTAATTGCTCGAATGGGACGATACAAGGGTGCGTTTTTTTAACGGTATCCTTTACCTCCCCATACACCCACCCATCTGAAATCTTTTCCTGCATCCATGCGTTATGCTGTGCATCTTCTTTTGCGTCAGGGTTGTTTAATTTAAAGGCAACACCAGAAATGGCGCTGTCTCGCTGCCATTGTTCGGCATCATCCCAATGACTTTGACTAAAGTCCCCGTTTGCTTGGCACCATACTCTATTAGCCTCATGGCATGCCTTGGCGATATACTCTATTTTTTTATCCATTTTCAATTATTTAGGCAAACAAAAATTGATGCAGTTCCTCCACCGTGCGGCATACTTCACTTCCATCTTTGTCCCACATTTGTAAATCCTCACGCCTACCGAAATCCTTCTCGTACATCCACCAAGTAATGCATTCGTATTGATGCTCATCAAAGACGTGCTTCAATAGCAGGTCGATGACTTCCTGTGCGCTCTCGTCAAATTCGGTCAGGTCGATGCCAATTTTGTAAGCCTCCCGTGCCCGTTTGTTATCCGCATCCATTAGGTTCAGCAGGTGTTGTAGTTCGGGTAGGGTCATAATTATAAAGGAAATAGTTTGAAAAGAAAAAAACAAATTTTATAGGAAATTATAAAAACAAGAGTAGCGATAATAGTTATGGAAATTGCCGGTACAAGAACTTGTATAAGCGTTTCTACAATTTCGTAAAGCGCACATTTGATTTCTCGTAGGGTCATAGGTCGTCATTAAATAGCGGCTGTTCGATGTGTACCTTCTGCTCTTGCTTGTCGGCCAAGCCAAGCACCCTGACTGCGATGGCACTGTTGTACACATTCGCACCACTGCCCTCGACCATATCGCGGTCACAGGTCGCGCGTATGCGCGTAAGGATGGGGACAAACGCCTCGTGATGCTCGCCCTCGCCCTTCTGGTATCTTGACAAATCAAAGCACCACCCTTCTTCTGCAAGGTAGCCTTCAAACCCCCTAAACGTCAGCGGTCGCTCCTTGTCGCGATACACCATTGCACCATCCTTTCCCACGTAATCTTGCACGCGGTAAGGGTTCGCCTTCGTCCACGCTTTGTACGTGCAGAACAAGTCCCACAACTGCTCAGGACTTTCAAACGCGGGTGGCCTTCCTACTTTCTTCATATTTCCACGCTGTTCATTATGTCGATTATCTTCTCGCATATCGCCACCTTCGCGTGCAGTGCGTTGGGTGCATTGCAGTCGTTCAGGCTGTCCAATATGTTGGCCATATCGGTCATCAGCGCGCCAATGTTCACGAGCTTGCTCATATGCAAGTCGTGTTCTTCCTGTTTGCTATTTTTCGTCAAGTTCGCCAAGTTCTTTCAGTTTATTTCGTGACCACCCAAGCGCCGCCTTGCCGCCCCAAAGCAGGTAGCTGATGTATCCGCAGTCGCTGGTGCTGTCTGCGTTGTCGTAGTACGTCTCTGCGCGCGATAGGTAGCTGTGCATCCGCTTGATTGTTTCAAGGCTGATGCCCTCGCCGTTGGCAAGCTGCTGCGCTCTGACCTTGCCTGTCTGCGTTGCGCACTTGTTGCCATTGCGCTCGTTCAGCTCGATGCCTCGCTTTGCGTTGTTCTTGACGCCATCGCCGTAGTCTGCGTAGCTGTCTTGGAATTTAGTCTTGATCTGCGAGCTGCACACTGCTAAGCGCTGCGCTGCCTCCGGGTACTCGCTCTGCATAGTGGCGTCGCTCATGCACCTGGCGAGGAAGTCATGGCGGCTTTCAGTATCGTTAGGCTTGGGTATCGGCATTGTTGGATATGGTTATGGGTTGACCGTGGTAGTTAGCATCTATCGCTGCGTACATCCTGGTCAGTCCTTCAATAACGCAGGTAGCGCACCACCAGTTCACCGGCGGGTAGCCAAGTGTCTCGTTGATGCGTGCCAGCCTGTTGACATCATCCGGTGGGATGCGTAGGGTGTGGCTCGCCTGGTAGCGGTCCAAGTAGACACGGAGCGCCTGGGCTTCCAGTAGTTCAGTGGCGTTTAGAGCTTGCATGTGTTTGCGATTGCGACAGCGGCACCGGCTGATGCCAGTCCCACGACAATACAAAGATAAGGCGAAATGGGAATAGCAATGACCAGGCCAATCCAAAATGCGAGGCACGTCATGCAGCTCAGTGGCTTACGCTTGAAGATCGCCATGCGGTAGAATGATGCCGGCAGGGCGTAAACTCTGGTCACCGCTATGGATGCCAGGGCAGACAGGATGATGATGATCAGTAGGTGGTTCATAGGTTTTCGTTGATGGCTTTTTTTAAGCGTTCTTTAATCTTCTCGATGGAGTAGCAGATGGACCGATATGGGATTCCTGTCTGTTGGCTCAGCCGCTTCATGTTCCAGGTCTTCATGTGTTCAGCAAGCAGGTGCTTGTCGTATGGGAAGTCCCCAGGCTTAGCCCAGCGTTCTATCTCATTGAGGCAGATCTCCCAGGATCGCTCCACGATTGCCTGGTAAGGTTCGTACTCTGTGTCGTGTATGTTGGCGTCGATGGTGACGCGGTCTTCGAGGTGGCGGAACTTTTGAGCGAATGGTGACTTGGGCCCTCGGTATAGGTTGAGAGCCACTCGCACCGCATAGTAGTGCAGGTAGCCATCGGCGTGCATTCGTTCAATCTTGCCTGCGTCTTTTTCGAGTAGAGCGATGGCCACTTCTTGCTCCAGGTCTTTTGCGTAGCGCGGTGGTGCGATGTTCGTCGCAATCTGAGCCAGTGTGCCGGTGCTAACAAGTTTAGCAATGATTTGACGTGCCTCCACATTGGTCGCAAATATACATAGTATCTTTTGGTCTGATGTTGTGGTTCTGGTACGGCCTCACTTTGTCGAGCCACAGGTACTTGCCCTGATAACGCTGGATGTCTTGGATGACTTGAAGCGCATGTTGCACCGTTGAGTAGTGGCGGCGCATCAGTTCGCCCGCCTCCATCAGCGTCAGCTTCATTTTGAACTTGAGCAGGTACATCAGGCACTGCCGCGATTCGGTGATGTCGCGGTGGCGGTCTTGGCTTTGCATCTGACGCAATCCGATCTTAGTGTGCTTGGTCACTTGTTCGGCGTAGTAGTAGAATTCACGTTGTTGTTTGGTCATACGCCCATCAGTTCAATGCCTACGGCGCGGCAGAACTCCGCCTGCGACCTGATAATCTCGTATCGGAAGCCGTGGCTCTCTACCAGCTGCTGCCACTGCTTCTGCGCCTCGCTCTGCCTGCCCTTGGCGACCTTGAACTCAAGGAAGGTTACCGGGTTGGTCAGGTATGTCATATCGGCCACACCTGCGACCATGCCCATCCCTTTCAGGATTGCGCCCTGTATCGCATTGGCGGCGTTGTTGTGGTTCAAGTAGAGCAAGCCGTATTCACGCGGCTTGAGTTTACAGAATAGCTTGAAGCAGGCTTTCTGCAAATTGGCTTCAGAATGGGATGCCATCTTTGTCTTCGGTTTGGTAGAACTGATTGCGTGGGTATTGATAGACCGATTGAACCTCGGCGAAGGTTGTGTAAATATCGATGAATTTCAGTTTACATTCACCGACCATTCCGTTGCGGTTCTTGGCGATTATGATTTCGGTGCTGTCATCCTCAAGCTCTTTGTCGTAGTATTTCGGCCTGTGGAGGAAGGTAACTGTGTCTGCGTTCTGCTCGATGCCTCCGCTGCTGCGTAGGTCGGAAAGCATCGGACGCTTGTTGGCGCGGCTTTCATTGGCGCGTGATAGCTGGCTCATCACGACCATCGGCAGCCTGTGTGCCTTGGCTATGATCTTAAGGTCGCGGGTTAGGTCTTCGAAGAACTGGTTCTGGTTAGCAATGTGGGCAGGTATTGACGGCGTTATGATCTGCAGGTAGTCGACGAATACGACCTCGGCGTTGGTGCGCTGGATGTAGCTTTTGATTTTACCGATGCGCATGTCACCGTCGTCAACCACGGTCATCGGCAGCTTGGCTATTTCGTCGCAGGTCTTGAATAGCTTATCGACCTGCTGATCTGACAGCCGGGCAGGTGTCTTGAGGATCATGGTGTTGTGAACTTCGGCAAGCTGCGAGAGCATGCGCACCACCAACTCTTCGTCGCTCATCTCCAGCGACAGGAACAGGACGCGTTTGCCTGCCTTAGCCATGTTGACGGCCAGCGACAGGCTGAACGCGGTCTTGCCCATTGCAGGCCGCGCGGCTATGATGTTCAGCGTTGAAGGCATAAGGTAGCCAAGCACGTTGTCAACGGATGAGTAGCCGGTGCTGATGCCTGCCTCTGCCCTGCCTTCGCGTTTGTCTATCAGCTTAGTCATTACGGCTGATGCGGTGCGTTTCAGCGTTGGCAGCTGGTTGCCGGTGAGCATGGCGTCGAGCGCTTCGAGGTTCGAGGTGTGCAACTGCATGATCTCCAGCGATGACATGGCGTTCTGCTTCAAGTGTTCGTTTGCGTCGAGTAGCGCCTGGCGCAACTTGCGCTTCACCCAGTCCTCGCAGTGATCAACGAGGTGGGTGGTCAGGTGCGCGTGGCCTGCCGCCTTCATGTCGATCTCGGTGAGGCGTATTGCCATATCCTTCGGGAATCTCTGATCCTTCTTGCAGGCTATTGCCAGCGTCATAATGTCGACAGGCTTGCTGTCAATGTATAACTGTTGCATCACCTGAAACAGTTGCTGCATCAGGCTGTCGTCGAAGAAGTCGACTTTGTTTTCGATAAAGGCAATACCCTCCGCCAGCGCGTTGCGGTCTTGCATCATGATGCCTATGATGGTCGTATCGCTCATTGCACTGGAGGTTTACCAAGCTTGCGGCGGACTTCGTTTTCGTAGGCTATCGGGTCTTCCCACGCCTGCTTCTTGGGTAGCGGCTTGACCTCTTGATGCCTTACCCAGTTGCTGAAGTGCCGCTTGTACTCGGTGATGGTTGGGTGCTGCTTATCGATTGACTTCAGGTAATTGTCGAAGTAGACCATCAGCCGTATGACTTCTTCTTTCGTTGTGCTTAGTTGCATGG